CATTTGTTGTAATTCAGGTGCATATACAATTTCTTGTTCTCTTTTGCCAATGTTCATCTTTTTGGTTTGGTTGCCGCCACCGCCTCCAGTATCTTGTGGGGCTGTACCAGCAATTTTTGAGTCATTTCCATTGGATGCCACCAACTGATCCCCACCCTCAATGTTGGCTTTACCCAGATATTCCCGCGCTTCATTCGGTGTCATGATGCCAGCCTTTACGCCAGCGACCACATAGTTCATTTGATCGAGTGGTGCGCCTTTCAGGAAGTCCTGAACATCAAACTGAACGCTTAAATTGGGGTAGCCCTGAAGCAAAGATGCCTTGAGTTTTTGCTGGACGTTGGTGATGATGGGATACATGGTGGACTTGTAAAACTCGTCCAGCATGGTTTGCGTGTTGTTGTATTTTTGATCCATTAAGTGAATCATTGCGGGTGGCACACCAAACACGCCGCAAATGCGTTTCATGGTTTGGTCTTTTAGATTGGCAAGGTCAGCATCCTGTAAATTCAGCATCTCAAGAGGCACATATTTCATACCCTGATCAAGCAACATACCTTGACCCGGCTTGCTCTTGTCAGTCTGCTGGCTTCCCACCATTGAAGACCACGCCTCTTTCAATCGAGCGGCAATCTCTTTGTACTTGGCATCAGGAATCACGCTATCGGTCACAAACATACCAGAGGGCTTTGCGCCGTTCAGCATGACGTAGTTGGCATACACATCAATGTCTTGATCCAGACCCACCAATTCGGTCGCCAAGATGCCTTTGTTGAAACCAGCCGAACCTTGCCACGCCATATCCTTGCAATGCATGACTTGATGCGAAGCAAGAGGTTGATCTTTGTTGTAGCCATAGCTAGGCGTGGACAAACGGTAGCTTGGATAGCGTGTAGGCGTGATGGTGACCGCAATTAATGTGCTGTCAAGCTCGTACATCTCCAACGGTGTCTGAGTCGGATTGTCTTGGTCTTTTCTCCACCACAGGGTGAAAGCTTCACCAAGCAATTCATGCCACATCATCCATTGATACCAATATTCATATTGGCTCTGAAAATTATTTGGAGTGGTCAGCAAACTAAGGATTTGCTTGGCCTTGGTCTTGTCGCGTGGGCCAACCTTGTCGGATGCCAGCGCATCAACAAATTTGCCATCATCATCCTGCCACATGATCTTGATTGGCAACTGAGCCATTGCCCGTGCCTTGATGCCAACGCAAGTCATGACGGTCGAATTGCGCGTCAGCAGTGAAGTATCAACAGGGCGACCAGCATTGGTCGAACTCGCTGTGGTTACATAAAGAATCTGAGTGTTGACAGTGGCATTTTTATTGTTGCCCTGATAAACCACGTTATTGCCAAGGGCAGTTTGTCCAAAGAGCGTGTTGCTCTCTTTCTGCGTGGGCTTACGTTTAAAAACGTCTAGAATTCCCATTGGTAAAACTCCTGTTTTCGTGACTATATCACTTAAAACAATCTAAATCCATAGGAATCATTGACAAAAACATTGTCCAAATGGCAGTGCAAAGCCATAATCAAAGCAATGATTCCGTCCACTTTTGCTGATGGATCAGCCTCATTTTTCCTCACTTTTACGTTGCCATTCACATCTGTGTACACCTCACAGTTGCTTAATTGCCATCCAACAAATGGATTGCCGTCATGCTTTATGCCTTTCTTCAGGATCAACTGTTCAGCGGTTTTCGATGGATTTGACAAGACCGCCATGCCCTGACCGACTTTTTTGACGGGTAGCCCTGAGCCAAACAGGTTTGCTACCAGCGCGGCGGCGTTGTATGGGTCATAGCCGATTTCTTTGACATCATGAATACTGCATTGGTTGGTGACAAAGTGTTCAATCTCATTTAGGTCGGTCACATTGCCGGGCGTAAGCCGCAGAATGCCCGACTTCACCGCCTGATGGTAAATCGGCAGATAGTGATTTGGAATCAGGTCAATCGAATCCTCTGGCATGAAGAATTGGAACTGTGCATACAAATCTTCTTCCCCGTACCTGTGGAGCGTACAAACCGCATTCAAGTCCCTACTGTGCGCCAAGTCAAACGCCACAAACGTGGCTTCAGGTTTATCCTCTGGAAGCTTGGCTTCTGACTCATCCCAATATCGGCGATCAACCCAAGCTGAGTTTGCCGACACATAGATGTTCAACTGCTTGCACAGGAATTCGTTCAAGCTTGCTGGTTTGTTGCTGGCTTCATCAGCCATGTGCTGGATGTGCGCGGTGGTCACCGAAATGCCAAGCATGGGATTGGCTTTGCCCCAGACCGCAGGGTCACTCCATTGGTCGCCCGCATCCACGCTGTACAGCAAACCAAACCAGTGGAATGTGTCATGAGCGGCATTCCGCAACACTGACTTGAAGTGCGACAAGTCCTCAAAGAACTTGGTGTCCTTGGTAAATGATGCGGTGGTCAGATACAGGCGCAAAGGATTCTTTCGCGCTCCCATGCCTGAGTGCAACACCTCAATTGAAGACCGTTCAATGATTTGCGCCGCCTCATCAATCATGGCGCAAGATGGATTCTTACCGTCACCCGTCTTTCGGTTTTCCCGACTCAGCGCACGATAGGTCGAAGTCGAATCACCGAATTTCTTGATCTCATTCCTGAACACAACATATTTGGATGCAAGGTTTTTGTCCATACCCTCAATCATGGCTTTGGATGAGTCAAAGCAAATTGATGACTGTTCCCTTGATGTCGCCAGCGTAAACACCTCTGCGCCAGCGTCACCAAACATCAGTTCAAACAGACCGATGATGGAAGCCAAGGTGGTCTTGCCCGACTTGCGCGGCACAAACAAAATGACATCAGTCACCCACCGTTTGCTGTGGTCTTTTTTGTCGCGGAAGCCATAGATACCCGCCAGAAACAAAATTTGAAACGGCTGAAGCTCAATTGTTTTTCCAGCGTCTGCGCCTTTAACGTGCTTACAGAATTTGGCAAATTTAAGAATGTGTTCAGCCTTGGATGGAACAAACTCGTATGGCGCATCCTTGCGCTCAACCATGTCAAGGAATCGCTGACAAGCCAGCTTTACATCCTCACACGCCTGAATGTCTCCTCTGGTTACCGAACTCGCATATCTAAACGCTGGCTCAAGTAATGGCGAATAGCTCATCTACGTCCGATGCTTTCTTGCTCACCCTGCCAAGAACATCAAGCTCTTTCAGGATTTTGACAATCTTGTCCAGACATTCAGTCCTGACTTTCATGTGAGCCGACACCGCCGCACCAGAGTTGTATTCATAAATGTAACCCTCAGTACTCACTACGGTGTGCGAGTCCAGCAAGGTTTGTGTGGTCATCACCAGCATACCAATCATCAATTCGTCTGATGCCGACAAGTCGCCCTTGTTGATTTCCAACTCTTGCCTAATGGCAGTCTCAAAAGCCTTTCGATCCCATGTGTTCGGATTCTCAAGGTAGCCCAAAATTTGTCGAGGTGCTTTTTTCATGACCAAATGATAAGCCAATTTGACAGATTACGCAAAAAACCATCCCTGATGCCCATCGGATGCCTACGTTACACCCCCTAGAAGATGGGATTGGTGGGAAATTGACCCCGCGCCTGCTCCGTACCCGTTCCGCCGCTTTTTAGTTTCATTTGTACTGCGCTAGTACTAGTTTGCGCTTTGGATCGATCAATAGGTACGTGCAAATAATTAATTAAATGCGCGCGGTTTGTCCCCGAATAGGTAGAATCGAATAGATTAGTACTAGTTTATAGGTGTATCGTGCGCGGTTTGCGGGGCGCGGGGTGATATCGGGCGGGTTTGTGCGCGGTTTGCCCACGGTTTGCGCCCATATGGGGCGGGGCTATGGTTTGCGCGGGGTTCGGGCCATGCGGGTGGTTATTCCCGCCGCATAACGTGCGAATAATCGGTTTTTCCATAGTCAACGGGGGCGGGGTTCACATAATGGCGAAATATCCCCGTTCGCTCTAATCCCGTTTTTACCCCGTGGCATTCGGCGCATAAGCTTTGAAATAGGTTATGCCTGAATGATTCGCCGCCTATGATTCGCCACGGGAATACATGATCAATATGAGCGGCGGGGGTTATGCGCCCGGTTTGTTTGCACGCCATGCATAGCGGTTCGGTTGACAATACCCGCGCCCGTATACCCGCCCACAATGCCCCCTTATATTCACGGTTCGATTCTAAGCGGACGGGGGTTATCTTAGGTTTGCCCCCGTGGTTTTCACAATATGCCGAACCCTGAACCCGTGCATCTTTACATTGTAGGGTTTCGCATTTAACGGCTTTTGGGATTGTGGGCATACTGTATATCTATACATTAGGGAAAATACGAATGGTTTATATTGTGGACAAACCGAACATAAGGGGGTGTCTTGAATGGTTCAGGGCTATTTTTAAAGGGTAAAAAATGAAACAATTCGAATATCAAATAATGAATAAGACAAGCGGCAGAATTGAATATATCCGCGCCACCGCACGAACTGCCGAAATAGCACGAATGCAAATTATTTTGGTCTATGGTAAACAATTTGACGTAATGGATTTGTATTCTGACATCAACTCCCCGCATTTTATTTGCGGCGAAATAGATTGTAGTGATTTTCCTAGTAAAGATATTGAATGGCTTAGAAATAAGGCGGCAGTATGAACAAAAACAAAATTCTCGATATTTTAGCGGCGGTTTTCACCGCTTTGATGCTAGCGTTTTTCTTATTTTATAGGGGTTAAAAATGACACACACACAAACACAAACCGCCGCCGCCGCTTATCACTTTGTCAGAAAATCCGCGAATTCAAAAACGGGGCCGATCCCCGTTACTTATTCAGAGCGGAAAACCTGCCCCCCGTCATGCGCCCATTATCGTTCGGATTGTTATGCTGAGGATTACTATACTCGCATGACGTGGGACAAAGTGGCGGCGCGGGGCGGTTCATTATCTGAATTAACGGCGAATATCCGAGCATTACCTGAGGGGCAGTTATGGCGTTTCAACGTGGCGGGGGACTTACCCGGATTTGGCGAATTAATCGACCCCGTGGCACTGGGTGAAATAGTGGCGGCGAATATCGGGCGGCGCGGGTTTACATACACCCATAAAAGCGGCGCGGAAAATATCAATTGGATTCGACACAGTAATAACTACGATTTTATTATTAATTTGAGCGCGGACGATTCGGGCCATGCGGACGATTTAGCGGCGCACGGTTTGCCCGTGGTTTGCATTGTTCCCATTGATACCCCCGAACGTACCCGAACCCCTATGGGGCGGGATATCGTGGTTTGCCCCGCGCAAACACGGGACGGGGTGACGTGCGAATCATGCGGACTGTGTCAAAAAAAGAACCGCGCCGTTATTGTAGGTTTTCGGGCGCATGGTACACGGGCAAAATCGGCGGATAAGACAGCGCGGCGGGTTATTCCTATTTCACGCGCCTGAATATTGAATTGAATTAATTTTATGCCCCGCCATGCGCGGGGTTTTTTTTTCCCGTCAACGGTTCGCCGTGGGCGGTTTTCCCGTACCTATAGGGCGCGGGGTTATGCCCGTGCATATGCGCGGGGGTTGACGTGCGGGTAAACCGTGCGGGGCGGTTCGCCGTGCGGGTTTGTGCGGCGGGTATCGGCGCGGGTTAACCGTGCGGCGGGGGATTGTGCGCGGTTCAGGCGGCGCGGTTTGCCCGTGGGCGGTTTGTGCGGATTGTGCGCGGGGTTAACCGTGCGCGGGTTCGTGGGATTTTGAGCGGTTTTCGACAATGCGGCGGTTTTCGCCGTGGGCGGGTTCGGGCGCGGGTTTTTGGGCGCGGCGGCGGTTTGCGGTTTGTGCGGGGTTTTCAGGGTTTGCCCGTTTTTGCCCGTTTTTGCGGGGTTTGCATGGGCGCGGCGCGGGGATATAGCCTGAAAACCGTATAAGCGGGGTTATAGCGGGTTTTCGGGGATTTTGAGGGGCGCATAGCCTGAACCCGATAATTCGATTCTAGGCGGTTTGTGTGTGGTTTGTGGCGGTTTTTGTATTTGAATACTTTCCCGCTACAAAACACATTATACCAGCAGATATAATGAGGGGTAGGAAAATCAAAAGGCAACTACGCATTCTTAAAAAAAAAAATTGAAGTCGGTTTTTTTGGCTTATGCCCTGCCGCTGGGAAACACTTTTTTTCCAGACTCAGTTATTAAAATTTGAAAAATATTTTTTGCGTCTTCGCCTTTGTATCCGCTGGCGTAAGCGGCACGGGCGACAGACAAAGCTTTGGCTTTTGTGGGAAACGGGCCTTTTGATCCCCACATCCAGCCTTGCTGAGTTTTCCTGAGCGGCATGGTTTACTTCAGTTCGCGCAGTTGGTAGATGGTCTGCGACACCAGTGCGCGAAGTTCATCAACGATATTCTGAAGCCATGATTCCTGTGGAAAGCCAGCTTCTTTCCTGAGCAAGTCAATTTCTTGCGCCAAGGCGACAAAGTAGTCCAGCGGTTTGCCAGTGGGGAAGACATAACCGTCAGTGACATCATGAAGCTTGCCATATTGACCCTGAAATGCCTCAACAAAATTGTCCAAAATATCGACCACCCCGTCATAGAAAAAATTTAAGGCTTGATGGTCGCTCCTGCTGGCGGTCATCCAATGTTGCAAATGAGCGTTGGTTCGGGCGTGAAGCATACACATGACAAACTGCATGAGGGGATCGCTTCCCTGTGCTTCTTTGCGCTCTACTGAGGCGGTAAATTTGACCATGATAGTTCCTTTGTGTGGTAGCGGGAGCTGGATTCGCACCAGCGATCTCTTGGTTATGAGCCAAGCGAGTTAACTACTTCTCCACCCCGCAATAGGTTGTTGGTCGGTCTGACAACCCAGACAGTCGGCGATTGCAGGACTCAATGCCTTGCCATAGCGAACCAACACGGCTGGAGACTGTTGCGCTACCCCAGTAGTCCCTAGAGTCAATCCCCATGCGTGTTAGTTGTTGGTGGCCCAATCGCCAGCAGGGTGCTTCCCTCTAGCAGGAGTTCTGGCAGGTTATGTCAGCCGCAATGCCCTCACGATGCGACATAGCCAATGCGTCCACTGGCGTTACCCCTTTCACCAACATGGTCGGGAACTGGTTGGCCTCAAAAGCTTTCACAGTGAGCAATTCCCGATCATCTTGGCGGTCATTCCTCTTGCTTTGGAATCGGCAAATCAGGAACAACCAAGTTTCTGTCAAGCAATTCTAACCATGTATTGCGAAAAGCGTTCCACCACATGGCTTGTTTTTGCTCTTTTGTCATCAAATATCCAGCGTCCAAAGCTTGATGGCATTCAAAGCATAAAGCAACAGTGAACTCGTCCGATGCCTTAATGCCTCTACCCTTGCCGTGTATTGCCATGTTGCTGTGCGCCGCCTGAGTAAAGCCCTCAATGCCGCAATTTTGGCATGGCAGGGATGCTACGTTCTTCAGGTGCTGTTTATGGCGCCAATATTTAAATTTTGGATAACTCATGCGATATGAACGACCCGATGGTTGTTCGACCTGATGTAATTGATGGTTTTTTCGATCATGCGCTCATATTCCGACCGACTGATGCTGGTGCGCTGGAGGTCATGCAGGGCGTAAAGTTCCTTGATGTACCTGATGCCTGTGCCTGTCAGCCCCATTTTGCGGGTTTTTTCGTACCTGTGGGCGGCGGCTTCCATTTCCTTTTGCACTACTTGGCAGACTTCTAGCACTTCAATGCCAATCCCGTTGGTACTCATTGTTTCGGCAATGTTCAGCATATCCACCAAGGCTCGCCAATCGGTGGTGGTGGCATTACCCTTAACCATGCTCTCAATCGCGCTTAATTCGCCCATTCTGAGCTTGTCAAGCTTATCCTCTGCGGTGATCGCCGCGCCCGTGATTGCAAATTCAATTGGATTAACCTTGTTCCAGACTTTTCGCTTGCACATTTTTCTCATATTTCAAATCCTCGCTCTGCCGCCCATGCCATAAGCCATTCTGTAAATTCCATTGCGTCTTCCTTGTTAAATTCCCGACTCAGCAAGCCGATCTGGACAATGCGTTTGCCATCGAGGCTTGGTGCAATCTTCCCGGCGGGACGGTCAGTCTCTTCAGCAAATTGATCCAGCAAAAATCGTTTCCAGCTTTCGGAATCCCATTTTGCGCCAGCGTGTTCGGCTTGTTTAGTGATCTTGCCAATGATTGCGTGGTAAAGCTTTTCCTGCTCGCGGGACTTGTTTTCAGGCTTGACTTCAATTTCAAGCTTGTTGCCAGCTTCCAGCGATGCCTTGACTTTTTCCCACAGGGTGATGAAAAGTGCGTGGGCTTGTTTGACTTCGTACAGTTTATGAATCATGCAAACCCCAGTACTTCAAATGCGTCATATATTGATCTGACAATATGAACTTCACCGCGCCATTCAATGTGCCATTTAACTTGATCAGGCGTGAGTTTTTGTGCGCTTGGCATTTTGTCACCGTCTTTGATTTCCATTAGGTAATTAATGCCATTAAAGCCGACTAGTAGGTCAGGACAACCATTGCCGACCGATGCCAAGCTTTGCACCGTTGCACCAATCTTTCTAAGCGTAGCGACAATTTCCATTTGGTTTAGATCAACCTTTTTTGCTCTCATCCTGATTCCTTTTCATTCGCATCTTCAATTCTTCGACCATCACACGACCGCGCTTTCGCTCAATGTCAGCAAGGATTGCATTCCACCAATGAATTGCCGCGCTTCGACCAAGCTCTCGAACCTTTTGTTTAAATCGTCTGTTCCAGTCACGCGCTTCAGATTCTCGAAGCCTTTCAAGGTCAAATTCCATTTGCGGTCAGCCCTTTCGATGTGGCCTTGAAATTCCATGTATTGCAAGACTTTGGTCAGGCGTATGCCCTCCCATCCCGTGATCTCTTTGAGTTCTTTATGGGAATGCGGCTCAAAACTCAGCAACATTCGGATGGCGTGTGATCTTGTCATGTGATGTCCTTACTTAAAATTTTCCAAGCAGTTGCGGCGCACAATGGGACTTGTCCATTTCCAATGGCTTTAAGTCTGTAAACCCTAGCGGCCACCCCATCAGCCATTCGACCCACGTTGGGTTCAACTGACCACCAATCGCATTCGGAAGCGTATCCAAAGGATTGCCTTTGCGTTCCTGTCTCCCCGAACCGCTTTTGCCTTTGTAATCTCTGGTTGTCGGCGTTGGCCACATTTCCTGTCGTTTCTTTAATGCTTTCCTGCTGTTGCTCCCACCGTCCAATCCTGTCGTGTTGGGCGTATGAAAGCTGTCCACGCCATTTGGCGATAATCCAAATTCTGTCCCTTTGATGGTTTGCACCAACGTCTTTTGCTCCCAACACTCCCCATCGCGCATCAAACCCCATGCTGGCCAAGTCTCCAAGAACTCGTCCAAGTCCCCTGCTAGTGAGCATTGGTGAGTTTTCCACGAAGACGTAGCCGGGTCGTACTTCACAAATGACCCGCGCCATTTCTCGCCACATTCCAGAGGCTTCTCCATCAATTCCTGCGCCTTTTCCTGCGGCACTGATGTCGGTACATGGAAAGCCGCCAGATACAACGTCAACAATTCCTGCCCACGGTCTTGCATCAAAGGTTTGTACGTCATCCCAAACTGGGAAAGGCGGGAAAATGCCGTCATTTTGTCTGGCGCACAGAACGCTTGCTGGATATTGTTCCCATTCAACGGCGCAGATTGTTCGCCATCCAAGGAGCTTTCCTCCAAGTATTCCTCCACCAGCGCCTGCGAAAAGAGCCAACTCATTCATTGTCTCCCCCTCAATGTTTGAAGCTTTGCCAAAATCTCTGGACTTGGCGGCACGACTTTCAGCTTGTCTTGGTTAAGTTTGACCAAAGCTGGATCAAGTCCTTGCCGGGATGGAACGGTGGTGGTGGCAACATCAAACCTGTTGACCGTCTTCAGTTTGTCAACAATCCAATCAGCCTTGAACGACTGCCAACCACGCACCACGCATTCGGTCAAAGCCTGTTCCAGCGTCCAACCAGCTTTTTCGGCTTCGGCTCTTAGGCCATCAATGACTCGCATGGTTATGGTGGCTCGTTTGACTTTCCGCAGGGCTTTGAAGTCATCCCAAACAGATTGTGAAACGCCGTCAGGCGTGGCAACGACAGTTGCTTTCTGTCTCTTCTTTGTCTCTGTCTCTGTCTCTGTCTCTAGACTATCACTTTGATATTGCTCTGATATCGCATTGATATCACTGCGTTCCAGCCAATGAGACAACTTGTTTAAGCAATCATTAGTTTGCTTTTCTGTCATTCTTAAACGAAATGCAAGATTTTTTGTTGACGGTAGATTTCCATCATCTTCGCTAGCAATCAGCCAGCACATTACTAGCACTTTGCTAGCAAGAGGGTCTAATTCATACCATTCAAGATCATCCAAAACATCCCTGTACAACTTAACCCAAGGCGGTTTTCTGTCCTTGAAATGCTGAAACTTGTTCCAGTTTTTGATTCTCATTGTTATGCCCAAAAAAAAAGGGCTACACCTGATGTCTCATCCTTGCGGATGTTGGCGGACTGGCGCAATACCAGCAGACATCATGTGTAACCCTATTGCGAATAACGCCGCCAAGCGTTTCACAAAATCATACCATAAACCACTCAGGCTTCAACGCCCTCAACTGCCACAGCCTTGCTTCAGGCACATAACCATCCCACATATAGATCGCGGAACGACTAATGCCCAATAGCCTTGAAAGAGCGGTTACGCCCCCTGCTTTTTTGATTGCTGTGTGTTTGTCCATGCAAAAATTATAGTACAGCCAGCTTATCAACTGATAACCTAGCTTACTATGTGGTTATTGCATAAAAGTGTCAAGCTGGCTTATACTGAACTCCTCACAACATACAACAGGACAATTTATGACTTGGATAATTACTTTGAAATATCAAAATGATACTGATATGCGCGACCGCACTGCCGCAAGCGAATCAAGAGTAAGTGATGAATCTGTTGAAAATTCTTACTTTGACGTTTTGACTTGGCAGTTTGAACGTATGGTTGATGAAATGAAAAAGCAAATGCAGGAGAAAAAAACATGACTCGTTCTTTTACGCATCAGCTTTCCAGTGGCGCAGATGTCACAGTTGTTTACGAATTTGTTGACGAAGATGAAGATGTCGGTCTGAATGCAGAATTCGAGATCGAAGTTTTTCAAGATGGATTGGAGGTATCAAATGTCATCACCGAAAAAGACACCGCGCAAATTGAAACCGAAGTTGCATATCGTTGGAGAAAGCACTGCGAAGAAGAACGTAGAGAATCCGACTACGATAGATGGGAGAGTCACAATGGGTAATTTGCCATTTACCACTAAAAGTGGCTTGAGAATAGGCCAGTACTATGTGCCGCGCCAGCCAATGCAAATGTCACGCGATGAAGAATTCTGGCAAGGCATTCTGCTTGGCATTAAGCCAGTAAGCCATTTGCCTATGGTTATCTACATCATTGGTTTGCTGGTGCTGGTTAAATCATTGATGGGACTCAAATGAACGCCGATGAAATCATCAGTAGGTTAAAGCAATTGGCGGCTGAACATGACGCTGAACCTCGATACAGGCTTGCATTCCATGTGGGCTTACTTGAGGGTCAGGTAATGATCCTGTGCAATGAAATCACGCAAATTAAACAACAACACATTACAACTCTGAAAGAAATCCATGAAAGTTTATCAAGCGATTAATGCCGTGCAAGGCGCATTGGCGAAGACAGGCATTGCAAAGACTCGCACCAATAGCCAAGGAGCAGGATTCAAGTTTCGCGGCATTGATGACGTTTATAACGCTATTGCGCCCCTACTGGCTGATCATGGCTTGTGCATCCTACCCAGAATGCTGTCACGGGTTTGCGAGGAACGAGTATCCAAAAGCGGTGGAGCTTTGTTCTATGTGACCGTAGAAGCTGAATTTGATTTTGTTGCCGTGGAAGACGGGTCTAAGCACACTGTCAAAACCTACGGTGAAGCAATGGATTCAGGCGACAAGGCTACCAACAAGGCCATGTCCAGCGCATACAAATACGCTTGCTTTCAGTCGTTTGCAATCCCCTTAGAGGGCGAGCCTGATTCCGATGATGAAAGTTTTGAAGTTGGTCGCGGTATGCCAGCAAATATTCTTGCCGATCATCTGACCGCAATCTTTGATGCCACCACTATTGCTGAATTGACCAAGGCATATAGCGATGCTTACAAAGCGGCAGACAGCGACAAGAAAACACAAAACCGCTTTATTCAAGCCAAAGATGACATGAAAGCAAAATTGGGAGCATCAACATGAAACAGCAAACACCTGAATGGTTTGCCGCCCGTCTGGGCAAGGCCACTGGCTCACGCATCTCTGACATAGTCGCCAAAACAAAGACAGGTTACGCCGCTTCCCGCGATGACTATATGTTCCAACTGGTTGTGGAGCGTCTGACAGGCATCAATACGGTCAGCTTTAGCTCGCCAGCCATGCAGTGGGGTGTTGATCAGGAAGAATACGCTCGTAGTGCCTACGAAGCCCATATGGGTGTTCTGGTGACCGAGGTAGGGTCTATTGACCATCCGCGCATTGCAATGTCTTCAGCAAGCCCTGATGGCCTTGTGGGGGGTGAGGGTGAGGGCATGGTTGAAATTAAATGCCCCATGACAAAAAACCACCTGAATATGTTTTTGGGTCAACCTATTGCCAAAGTTTATAAAGACCAGATGATGTGGCAAATGGCGGTAACAGGCAGGAAATGGGTGGACTATGTGTCATTCGACCCCCGCTGTCCAGCAGGATTGCAATTGTTCGTTCAGACGGTTGTGCGTGATGATGAATACATTGCCGTGTTGGAACTTGAAGTAATGAAATTTTTGAATGAAGTTGAAATTAAAGAAAAAGAATTGCGCCGCATTTTGGAGTCCAAGATATGAAGCTGGCTTACGGTGTCTTGGTTGCCAAGATTGAACGGCTTTTGCGCCAGCACGGTGAATTGACTTCAGCCGAAATCTGCGATGAATTGGATATTGATCGTAGACAAGGCGGCGCGGTGCTTTCTCGCATGAACAAGGAATCGCCACATCTTCCTAAGCGGATTTACAAGGTTAAATACATTCATGAGCATGAAAACCAGCGGCGGTATCCACGCTCTGTTTATGCCTTGGGTGATCTGCCTGATGTCAAAAAGCCTAAAGCAAATCCTCATGCCAATTCAAAACGGTACAGGACACGGGTCAACAAGAAAGTGTCAAGTGTTTTTCATCTTGGTTTGACTCGTACTCAAAAACGCGAAATGAGGATTTAACATGAAATATCTTTTGCTTTTCTTGCTGGTCGGATGCGCGAACAAGATCATCATTGATCCAAAGTTCAGCAGTACGCCCGGCAACATCTACCTCGATCAAATGGAATGTGAACGCATTTCAGAGGAAGTTCATGTCCCTACCGAAATGGCAAAGTCAGCCGCCATCCAAGGTGCGGCATCAGCCCTGCTCAATGCGTGGATTGCCAGCAAAACAGGAATGCCTGTTAAATCAGCCGCCAGCGCAGGGTTTGCAAGTGGGGCATTAGTAGGTAGTGGCTCAGGCGCATGGTCAGCTTATCAACGCCGCCAAGCAATTGTTAAGACTTGCCTTAACGGTCGCGGTTACAAAGTATTGGAGTAAACATGAAAAATTTTGATTTGTTTCAAGCATCCACTGAAGACGTTGTATTTGAAAACAAGGATCAATTCAGTGCCGAATTCCTTGAATGGCTTCCTGAAAATCATCACATCTGGATGGCCTTTGAAGCTGAAGCCTTAAAAGTACTCAGGAAAGGCTTTAAACACTATTCTGCGCGGGTTATTGTGGAAGTCTTGCGCCACCATTCAGCACTTGCAGAAAACCCAGACACTGGTTGGAAAATCAACAACAACATTATTCCTTATCTTGGTCGGTTGTTTGCTCTTATTAACCCTGCTCACGCCAGCTTCTTTGAATTCAGGCAAGCATTCAAGCCAGCACGGGATAAGTTTCTCAAATGAGACACGCAATCACAATCTTGACTTCCTTGTTTTGGGCTATTGTTGTTGGCATCATTTGCAAGGTTTACAGTTTCTTTTTTATGTTTGGATGGGGATTGCTATGAGTGAATTCAATAAACCGACAGAACCGATTGCGCCAAAGTCATCACAAGAGTTTTATGATGATTTGCGGAATCAAGTCATTGATGAAGTTGTGCGTGAAACCATGAAGCTTACAAGTTTTGGCAAAGACACATTGGACAGTTTAATAATTACATATCAAAGGATGAAAAAATGAGTAACTGGATGCAAAGCAGAACTCAAGAAGAACGAAAAGCGATTGCGGCAAAATCTGTAGCAACTCGACAAAAAAATATACAAGAACGCAAAGCAATTGAGCTTTTAGACTTGGATAAAAGAAATATTTTGAAACAGGAAATAAAAGCACTTGAAGACCGTTTATTAAAATTGAAACGACTTGAACTTGTCAATACAACTGCAATGACTTTGACAAATAAAGCTTTGTTAAATGAACAAGAAATTGTCAAAGCGGCAAATACTTGGTCAATGGCAATAGGTATTTATTTTTTGATTGATGGCAATAGAGTGGTTTACGTTGGTCAATCAGTCAATGTCTATTCAAGAATTTCATCGCATCAAGACAAAGTATTTGAAAGTTTTGCATTTATACCTTGTGAAAAAGAAATGCTTGATAAGCTTGAATCTTTGTATATTCACATATTGCGCCCTCCTCTTAATGGAAATCATGTTCATGGAGCAAAACACGCTCCAATATCTTTTAATAAGTTAATGGAAGTATCCTTATGACACAAGATGAAATCATTGAGATGGCAAAACAGGCTGGTTTCAAAATGGAAAACTCAGCCGCAATTCAAGCCGCAGAAACCTTTGCCAAA